TGTCCAGGTGGTGAGACATGGGGAAAAACGGTGACTGCCTGTGACATCTGCATGGGTTCGCCTCCTTGTTGGCGTTGTTCACCAGTTGGTGCGTGGTGCGTTGGGTTCGGGGTCGGTGCGTGTTGGTTCGCCGAGCTTGGTGTTGCAGGACCAGCAGGCGGCGGTGAGGCGGTCGGGGTTGGTGACCTTGCCTGCGCCCACGCCGTCGAGGTGGTGGACTTGGTTGGCGTAGGTCTGGCAGCCGTCGAGCTTGATGGTGCACATGCCGCCGTCGCGCTTCAGTACGGCGGCGCGCAGTGAGCGCCATGCTCTGGTTGATCCGCCTGCCCAGCCCTTGCTCATCGGCGCTCGTCGTCGTCGAGGTCGTATGGGTCGCGGAGTAGGCCGTACTGGTAGGGCGATTCCCACATGCGTTCGATGAGGTGGGTGTGGGCGAGGTGTCCGTGGTGCGGACAGGCGGGGTCGATGGTGAAGCCGGATGCGTGGGCTGTGCGGTCTGGCTGGACGGGGCGGCGGGTGCTGATCTCCCAGACGAGGCCGTAGGCAGCCCAGTAGGTGCAGGTGCAGCGCAGGGGTACGTGTTCGGCTTGGCGTGCGGGTTGTCCGGGGTAGGCGTGCTGGGTGAGCTGCCTGGACGCGGGGAAGTCCTCGGGCGCACAGAGCGCGCGGATATCCCAGTAGTGGTTCCAGGCGGCGCAGTACGCGTTCCACAGCGCGAGGTCGTTGGCTGGGTTGGGGTAGTCGGGTACGTCGTACTCGCCGAAGTCGAGTCTCATCACTGGACCGTGCCTTGTTCTGAGCAGTAGTCGGTGTGGGGCCGGCCGACGAGGGCGTGGCATTCCCAGCATTGGGGTTGTGCGAGGTCGCCGTGTTCGACGCAGGAAGGGCAGCGGGTGAGGGGGTGGATCTGGCCGGACTCGTATGGCTTGAGGTCGTAGGGGCGGATGTCGTCGGGGTGGAGTTGGCAGCAGCAGAGCGGGGGGTGGTTGTGTGGCATCGGTCGATCCTCCTGAGATCGGTTGTCCACAGGGTGTGGATCACACCTGTGGGTGGGCGCTACGGAACGATGTTGTCCTCCCCTTATTCCTAATACTCCTGATACTCCTAGGACTGTACGAATTGACCAGTCAGTGGCGGTCAATTCGTACAGTCAGTGGCGTACAAATCGTCTGCTATTGACTGGTCAATTCGTACAGTCAGGAAACGGTGAGGACGTAGGACTGTTGGTGGCCTTTGCGGGCCCGGTCGGATGGCTTCTTGACCGCCCCCGCAGCGATCAACTGCCCGACGATCTTGGATGCCTCGTCGCAGAGCTGCTTGCGTCGCCGGGTGGTCTCGGGGTCGGGTGATTCGTCGGGTACGTCGCGGGCGAGGGCCATGGACAGGGACTCCCAGCCGCCGAAGTAGACGCAGGCGGGCTGTCCGCGTTTGTTGGGGGTGTCCAGCGCCATGAGGGCCATCCGGTTGAGCACCTTGAACTGGCGTTCGGGTAGGTGCGCCCAGGTGACGGACACGACGTTGGCGAGCCGGTATCCCATCAGTCGACCGGACGGACGCGGACAACCACGCCGGGCCGGTCAAGCACGTCGTACCCGCGTGCGAGAGCAGGTGTCGAGCCGGGGTAGCACTTGTAGGTGCGCACCTCGACGACCTGCGCATCGTTGGTGAGCACGTGCGCGTCCTCGAGGGCGTCGAGGATCAGGCGGGCGAGCTTGTCGACGTCGCCGGTGCCGTGCTTGGTGGGCCAGTTCGGCGCGGACGCCTTGATTGCGTGTGCGTTGCGTCCGGTGCCGTAGTGCGTCTTCGGCCGGGGCAGCGTCGACGTGACTTCGAGCATGACGGCTTGGTGTTCGGCCGCGCCCTCGCCTACGACTGAGGGTTGTGCGGCCATGGTGCGGATCTGGTCACGCCACGGGCCGGCGCCCTTGTTGTCTTCGATGAGCTGATGGTTCGAGGAGCCGCGGGAGCCGATGCACTTCATCGAACCTTTGGGCTGGGGTTCGCCGTACACCTTGAATGCCCATCCCTTGGTGAGTTGGCGCATGGTCTAGCCTCCTGTGTGGGTGGTGGGGCCCGGCGAATCCGCGATCCGCCGGGCCCCGCTTCTCGTCTAACCGAGGTTGTGTCCAGCGTCCTCGATCACCGTCACGTCCTCAGGCACCACGTGCGGCGGCTGATGGCCATCCGCTCGGGAGCACTGCTTCCCGTTCGAGATGTACGCGCACGGCCGCGGCGGCACGTCCTCCGGTGTCGAGCGTGCCGCGTCCGGGCCCTGTGGCGCCTCAAAGGACGCGTCGAGCACGATCACGAGCCGGTCAGCGTTCGGCTTGTACTCGACATCCCAGGCGAGCGTGACGATCGCCTCAGCGACCTCCTGCGCGCTGGGATCGTGGCCGGCGAGCTCGAGGGCCCGTTCGGCTGCGACGTCGAGCAGCTCGGCGATGATCGCGACCGCGACCGCCTTCCGCCCGATGGTCAACCGCTTCTGCGCCACTACTCGGCCCCGTCCGGGATCGCGCCGCCCTCGGCCTCGTCGAGCGGGAGCGGCATCTTGCCCGTCCGCTCGTAGAACGCCTTCTCCACGGTCCGCCGCATCTCCCCGTCCGGCACGGACCCGTCGGTGGTGATGACCTCGATCTGGCGAACCCGCATCGACGGCGTGAGGGTGCCGGCGTCGACGTCCACGGTGCCCTTCGGTGCGTCGAGCACCACCCAGCATCCGAGCATCATCGTGTCGCCCTTGCGCATCGCGTCCACGATGTCGGGCGCGTAGTGATCGAGCCCGTTCCACTCCTCGCCGCCGGGGAGCTTGCTGCCCAGCCTGACTTTCGCACTCACGTGTCGCTCTCCTGATCCACTGGCAGTGCCAGTTGTTGGGGCCGCGGTACCTCTGGACAGATGTCCTCGTGCAGGATCCACAGCGTTTCGTGCTCCTCGGGCCTCTGGTGTGGTCCGAGGAACCGGCCTTCAAGCCGGTTGTTCATGGGGTGTGCGGCCACTCTGGCTCGGCGGTCGTTGCCGGGTGCTGGCTTCATCCCGACCTCTGCGGTGTCTGTCGATGTCAGCCAGACTTTGCGGACCGGAGCGGCGCACAGTTCGCATTCGATCCGGTCCCAGGGCGGGTACGGGGGCAGGCGCCGCTTCGGCCGCTTCATCAGTTCTCCCGCGCCTTGTCGCGCTCGCGGCGCCGACGGTCCCGCAGCTCCCACTCGTCGGCCGCGTCGAGCATCATGCCCGCGATACCGCGGAGCTCGATGTGGCTAGCGAGCGGAAGTGACGTGATGGTGGCCTTGTCCGCGATCACGAAGTAAACCGTTCCGGATGGCGCCTGCACGACCCCGCTGTGTGCGTGCCCGCAGTTGCACGCGGTGTTGTTGATGGTCTCGATGTACGCCTGGTCCTCGGGCGGGAGCTCAGGCATCTCGGCCCCATTCCTCGGCCGCGCGCTGGATCAGCGCCTCGAGCGCTTCGCGGTCCTCAACCTTGGCCAACGCTGTCAACAGCTTCGAGCCGTCGTCCGAGGTCAGCCCGGCCTTGCCGCCACCGATCGGGTTGAGCGTCTCGACCTTGCGGCCGAGGAGCGCCGAGCAGGTGTGGTGGACCTCGGCACGGTCCACGACCCCGAGCGACTTGAACGCGGCCTCCAGTGCCCGCTTCTGTCCGGGCCCGATGCCGTCCGGCCGATCCGGGATCGGGCCGCCTGTGGCCGCCATGTCGTCCGGCGACCCGTCTCCCTCGGAGATGACCGCCGTACCCGAGCACGAGTACCACTCACCCTTGCGCGGGTTCCACGCGTGAGGCTCGTGCTCGTTGACCAGGTCGCAGTGCCTGAGGCCGACCGGGTCCTGCAGTCCGCCGCCGTACGTGTGCTTGCCCTCGTGCCCGGCTGCATAGCGGCACTGGTGGCCGTTCGAGAGCGCCTGGCACTGCTTCGGCTCCGGCAGCTCAGCCACCTCGGGGTTCCGCGGAGTCGGCAGCGACCCGAACAGGTGATCGCCCTTGTGGCCCGGGTCGTACTTGCACTGCGAGTCGAACTCGTTCAGCGCAGGGCACTGGCCCGGCTCGACGTACGGCGGTTCGGGGTCGGCCGGTTCGGACTGGACGTCCTCCGGTGCAGAAACCGGCCCCTCCCCAGAGGTACCAGCCGACCCACGAGACGCCACCTTAGCGGCCGGGAGCGGCGGACGCGGTGGCGCACCGGCCGCCGACGACTGCACGGGGGGTTCAATCGCCGGCGCCGGTGCGGCCTTCCCGGTCCCCTTGCGCGGCGCCCTGGAAACCTTCGTGGTCGGAGCATCGGCCGAGGTCGGCATCCCGCCCTCGGGTACGTCGCCGCCGTCCTCGAGCTCCTCCGTGGTCAGCATCCCGTGCGTCACGTCCGGGAACACCAGGCGGCACAGCTCACCCGTCGAACGCGCCTCCAGCATCGCCCGCGGATACTTCCGCCAGTTGTCCTTCCGCGACAGCCCCGCGTACTCGGCCATCGCCAGATTCCACTCAACCTCGGTCGGCTGCGACCACGTGCCGTCCGCGTACCGGCGCCGGCCACGCGCGATCACCTGCGACCCCTTCAGCACCGGGTACGTGATCTCGTGCCCGGCAGCGAACACCATGGCGCGCATGTGCTCGGCCGACAACGTCGCCTTGCCCTCAACCATGTGGACCTGCGCGAGCGCCTGCAACGGCGGCATCGACAGCTCCCGGCCGAACAGGATCGCGGCCGTCACAGCCTCCGGCTTGTTGCGCAGCGCCTTCGGCACGAACTCGGTTCCCGCGAGCGCGTTGGCCAGCGTGCCGACCGGCTCGAGAACCCTGATCCATCCGTCCGTGTGCTCGTTGCGGATCTCGATCGCGAGCTGTCCGACCTGCCCGCCGTCGTCCTCGACGTGCATCAATTCACTCCCCATCGGGGATCTCCTCCTCGTCGTCGCGGAACGCCGGCAACGGCGCCCCGATCCGGGAATCGTCACTCGCCGCCTGCTGATCCCGGTGGACCTGCAGGATGTACAAGAACTCTTCGAAACACGACCGGTCAGCCTCAACCGGCACCAGGTTCACCGAGTCCGGGGTGATGTGTACGACGTACGTCGCATCGAACTCGGGCATTGCGTGCTCGGAGGCTTCGCCGTTGGGCTGCCAGAGGTCGCAGTGCCGGTAGGCGGCCAGCTGGTACACGTTCTCCTCGTAGATCGCCCGGGTCCGTTTGAAGTCGATGAGGACCCGTTCGCCGCGCCGGTGCAGGATGCCTGCGTTGTCGAGGGTGCCGCCGTACTGGTTCTCGATGTTCACGCAGGGCACCTCGCCGCCCCATCCTTCGTACTGCTCACGATCGAGCCAGCGGGCTAGGCGTTCGGCTTCTGGCCGTGCCTCCTCGGGCACGTAGATGTCCTCACCCTTGACCAGCTGCTCGGCGATCTCGTGCAGCTTGTTGCCCTTCACGGCGGCCTTGGTCTTGGTGCGGTACTGGACACCCCGCAGTTCGTCGAGCCGTTCGGACAGTGGGAGTTCGCCGAGGCGGTCCCAGTTGTCGATCGCGTACTCGGCGGTCACGCGCCCGGCCCAGCCAGTCAGGCCCGGCTTGGCCAGCACGCCGAGCGCAGTGGTGACGCCGGTGATTTTGTGGCGGTCGTCTTTGCGGTAGCGGCCGGGACAGTCGCAGTCGAGGCGGTAGGCGTGGCCGCCTTTGCCGAAGTTGTTGCGCCTCAGGCGTGCCATGGGAGCGGCACCCCCGGACGGATCACGTCGGCGTTGCTCGGGATGTCCTCGGCCGAGACGGCGTGGCAGTTGACGACGTCGTACCACGTGTACAGCCCTTTACCGCCGAGGAACACGGCGGACTGCTTGTGGCCGCGGGCGTCGACGTACAGCACCAGTTCGCCCGGATGGGAGACGCGCGGCAGCTCGGCCTCGAGGTCTTGCCCCCAGTTGGCCCAGGCGTCGTTCAGGCTGCCGTCTCGCAGGACGTCCGCGAGCTTCTGCCACTCCTGCCGGGTCCGCCTAATCGAGACGGGTTGGGCGTCCGAATCGCTCATGGGTCAGCTCCTCTCGCTTCTGCTGCGCCTGGATCTCGTACCACTCGAGCTTCTCCCGCACCACGTGGTCGACAGCCGCCTGCACAGCCCGGACCTCTTCGGCTACCCGCTGCTCGAGGATCAGCCAGAGGATGTCTCCGAGCTCGACTGCGAGCGGCTGCGGCAGGGCGTCCGTGATGCGCTTCGCGAGGGCGGGGCGGCCGAGCGCGTGCCGCAGCTTGTACTCGGCGGACCACGGCGGGACCGGCCGTACGTCTTGCGCACGCTGTGCGGCCAGGGCAGCCCGGACACGCTCGTCGTGCTCGGCCGCGTCCTCCTGGCTCATCGCGTTCGGGCCGCGGCTGAACTCGGAGCCATCCATCGGACCCGACGTACGCGGCTTCAGCGCCTCGTTGCTGTAGGTCGCGGGGTCGTTGGCCTTGACCTCGACGTCGCGCTCAACCTCGAACCCAGACGCGGCCGCGATCGCGTCTACGTCGGCGTCAGTCAGATCCCACCCGCCGCGCCCGTTCGGCGTCGCCATCAGCGCTGCTCCTCGACAGTCACCTTGTACTTCGAGTTCACAGCCGTCACCTGCACGAAATACTCCCCCGCGCCCTTCCGCAACACGATCGAATCCGACAGCGACCCGTCATCGATCATCGCCACCGGGATACCCCCGTCACGCTGCAGGTCCGTGCCCTCGTCGAGCAGGTAGATCGCACCCATCACCGCGTCGCCCCGGGTGAACTTCCACGTCACCCGGATCTTCCCGCCGGTGGTGCGGATCGTGTCCGACGTCTTCTCGGTCCCGCCGGTCAACGTCGCGAGCGGAACCCACTTCACGGCCGCCGGCACCTTCGGTCCGGGTACCGACTTCGGTGGGGCGACGACGGGCGCCTTGTCGGCGCCGGCCGCTCCGATGGCGCCGTCGAACATCAGCGACGTGCACGACACGACACCGATGATCGCGAGCGTGCAGAGGCCGACGACCGCGATCACGATGCGGCTGACGCGGTGGCGCTGCTTGATGGGCGGGCCGACGATGGGCGGGAGCTGGCCGTACGGGCGTCCCTCGGGTGTGCTGTAGGGGCCGCGGTGGTCGCGGCCGTAGCTGTTCGGATCACTCATGGGTGTTCGTCTCCTGATTACGTGAATCGTGTAGCGGTGGGTTGGTCAGTCGTTGAGGAGCTTGGACGGCTCGAGCTCGAGGAGATCGGCGATGACCTCGAGGCGAGACAGCGTGATGTTCGTCTGGCCGTTGAGCATGGCCGTGACGGCGTTCCGTGCCAGACCGAGACGCTTCGCGACCTCGTCGTGTGTCATCTGCCGTCGCGCCAGCTCGGCCCTGATGTTGGCCGCCGTGCGGTCGTTCAAGGTGAGTGTCTGCATGCCGAGGACCGTACGGTAGAACCGTGCAACATGTCAAAGGAACCGGGCACTTGTGCGATCGCTTTGACATGTTGTACGTTTCTGGCTCAACCGCTCAGGAGGCGACCATGACCCACATCAACCCGAACCCGTACGACGCTCCCCGCCTAGCCGATATGGATCTCATCGACTCGGACGGCAACCCGGCTCAGGGCTGGTCACCGGAGGACTACGACGGCCCCGAGGACGCTGCCCGCGCCGTACCGGACGACTGCACCTACTGCGACGGCACCGGTCAGGTAGTCGTTGACACCGGCGTCGGTGTCGTGATCGAGTCCTGCTCCTGCACCGCCGGCATCGCCATCCGGGCCATCTCGTGATCGACCAACGCACAGAGACTGTCGTGAAGTTCACCCTCACCGGCGAGGACCGGTTCGACTGGGTAAGCCCGAACTTCCCCGAGCACACGTTCGTTGCCGAGCGGATCGAGCTCGCGTCCCGGGACCAGGGATCCCGGGACCAGGGATCGGTGTACGTCTACGGACCGGTGTATGTCTACCTGACCGGCCCGTGGGTCACCACGCCGGAGCGGCTGGTCGGCAAGGGCGATCTCGCCGTGACCGGGTGGGACACGTTCGGCATGGGCTACGAGCCGGACCGGGCGCGGCTGTGCGGGCTGCCGGACGTCATCCTGATCCGGCTGGGCGCCGCGGGACTGCAGACGCGTCTCCTCCCGCTGTGACCGACTTCATCGGGGTAGCAGGCGGCACCGACATGCTCGTGTACGTCTGCGCCCTGTGGGCCCTGACCGCGGTCAACAACGCGGTACTCACGATCGCCGGAGCTGCCACCGACCTCACGCGGCGGCAGCTCCGGTTGCACCTGATGCGACGCCGGTGGGCCGCGTTCAAGCGGGCCCACCCCGAACTACTCGAGGGGAACTGATGGGCAAGCTGAAAGACCTGCTGAGTCTGGGTGGGCGGTCGCGGTGCCGTGGCGCCTGCACCTGCGGTAAGCGGTGCGTGCACGATGTCAACCACTCCGGCCGCCACACCTGCGGAAAGCGAGGTAGCCACTGATGGGCAGCGACGAGGACGCCACGGACCGGTACCTGGACAAGCTCGGCAAGACGTCGAAGCGGTACTGCCAGAAGCGGTACGTGGACAAGAAGGGCAAGCCGCGCGTGTGCACCAAGAAGGCGGGCCACTGGGGAAAGTGCGGCTAGCCTGACCAGGCGGGTAACCATCGGTGCTCGCCTCCTGAAACAGCTCACCCCCCGGACCACCGATCCGGGGGGTGAGCTGCGTTCACTCGAGGGGACTTACAGGCTACGACGGCTGGACAGGTTCCGGGCCGACCGGCGCCGTGTCCTCGGTGGCCGCCGGGGCCGCCTCGCCCTCAACGTCGGTGTTGTGCTCGAGCCACTCGGGTGCGAGCGCGCACACATCCTTGTCGCACACCGTGCAGTGCAGCTGACCGTTCTGCACCACCAGGTCGGTCGCGTGGGTTCCGTGCTGCATCAGGTCCACCTCTCTACGTCGGGTTCGGGCAGCGTATCGGTGGCGAGGTAGGCGGGCTTGCCGTCCGTGGTGCGCGGGTCCGCAACCGGTGTGGTCTTGCGCTGGGCCAGCTCGCCCCCGCTAACGACGAGGACGCCGCCGCCCAACGCAATCCACAGCGCCGCCTTGTCGGCCGTGGTCAGCCCGTAGGCGATCGCGAGCGCGAACCCGGGGAACAGCAGGCCGTACAGGTACACCCGAACCGGGCGGCGCCGGAACGCAGCGATCACCTTAACCATTGGTCCGAGCCCGCTTCTCGAGGTCGGCCGTGACCGCGGACATGGAGGCCGAGTAGATCGCCTCGGCCTCGGCCTCGGTCTTGCCGGCGGCGCGGGCAGCGTCGTACTTGGTGGCGGCCGACTCGAGGTCATCGGCGATCTGCACTCCGTACCGCAGCATCCAGATTGCCTGCCGGCGCACCTCCTGCCGGGTCGCGTCGCCCTGCCGCTTCAGTTCATCGGTGATCAGCTGAATCTGGGTCATCGTGAGTTCCTCCTCCTGTTGGTACTTCTCCCACGTCATGGTGCGCCACGTGCCGGGCCCGGAGTCCTTGCCGCCGTTCGCGAGACCGTTGCGGCCGGCGTGGTACGCCACGACCTGACGGGCGGCAGCTGGCGCGAGCTCCTCGTCACCGATCGCGATCCCGTGCACGTGCCACTTGGTCCACGGGCCCTCGGCCGGCGACCGCACCCACGAAGCGAACCCGACTTGCCGGGTCGCGTTCCGGATGGCGCCACGGCTGAGGGTGTCGAGACTGTTGACGTCGATGTCGACCGCGCCGCCGCCGTCGTGCGTCCCGGCCGAGGCCGAGGTGCCGGGATGGTACGAGCCCTGCGACAGCACGAACCGGTGACCGTAGATCGCCTCGGCCGCCTCGAGCATGTCGATCGTGCGTTGGTTCAGCAGTACGCCGCGGTACGAGATCCGCTTCAGCGCCATCGGGCCCTCCTGAGGCTATGGGTTCTGGTCGTCGAGCACACACGCCAGTATCCACACGCCGGTGACGGGTTGCTCAGTCGTGAGTACGTGCTGCTTCTGCAGTGTCGAGCCCGGTTCGCAGGCTGGCCCAGCGGGCCCAGGGATACCCTGCGGGCCCGATGGCCCGGTCGGTCCCGCCGGGCCGTCCGAGCCTTTTGGGCCGGTCGGGCCCTCCGGCCCGGTAGCTCCCGTAGCACCAGCGGGCCCCTGTGGCCCTGTAAGCCCCTCGGCGCCCGGGAGGCCCTGAGGTCCACGGCACTGGCTGACGAGGATCAGGCACCCCGGCGAGGACCCAGCCGGACCAGGTTTCCCGGCAACCCCCACCGGACCAGGCGCACCCGCCGGGCCCGCAGGCCCAGCCGGACCCGCCGGACCAGTCGGCCCCATCACACCCCGCGCACCGGTCGCACCCCGCGGACCCTCGACGGGACGCTCAACGATCTGCTTGGTCTGCTGACACACACCCGCACCCAGCGCCTTCTCCGCAGCCGCCACCCCGAGCCGCTTGCACGCCGCCTGGTTCTTCGCCGCCAGATCAGCCAGCTCGACAGCAGTAGCCGCCTGCCCGTCCTCGGCCGTCTGCTTCTGCACCGTCGTCACGATCAACCCGCCGGCGCCGAGCAGCACACCCAGGATCGCGACCGCCGGAACCCACCTACCGCGGATCATCTGCGGACACCTCGACTCGGGAATGTTTCGGTGGTGGTGCGGGGGGCGGCCACTTCGCGAGCTCGGCCACCGCGTCCGGCTCGGTCGCCCCGTCCGTCGCGGCGATGACCGCACGGCACAGGGTGAGCGCCCGCACGATCCGAGGATGCCACCGCTGGTAGTCCTCGAGCTCGGCCGAGGCATCGCCGTTCAGTCTGTCTCGGCGCCGATCGAGGGCAGCGATCCCCCCGAACACGGTACCGATCAGCAGGCCCAAGGCCCCGATGATCGCCGGTAGATCGCTCACGTCGCATCTCCTTGTGCCCCCAGCACCTCAGTAGACCGTGCTGACGATGCAGCACCCGACTGACCCGGCGCCGCCGTTGGCAGCCGCACCGGTCGACGTCGACAGGGCGCCGCCACCACCGGCGCCGTACGCCCGGCCCGCACCACCGGCCAGCGCCGCAGCCACACCGGCCGACGTCGTACCCTGACCGCCGCCACCGAGCAGCGAGCTGGCCCCGATGCCGCCGTTGCCGAGCGTGCCCGAACCCTGACCCTGCCCGCCCGTGTTACCGGCCGCGAGCACGTCACCACCCGACCCGGGGTTGCCGCCGCCGCCACCGGCCGCGGCGAACCCGGCCGCCGCGCTCGAGCCGGCCGAGATCCCGCCGCCGCCACCGTTCGCGAGGACCGGCGTGGTCCACCCGAACTGCACGGTGCCGCCACTGTTGCCGTTCGCGTTGCCCACCCCGCCGGCACCGGCCGCGTTCACCGTGACCGAGTACGACGCCAACGTCAGCTGATCGGCCCGCAGAAACTTGCGCGTGTAGCTGCCGGACCCGCCGCCGCCGCCCTTCGAGTTCTGGCCGGCCGCCGCCGCGCCAGCGCCGCCGCCGCCACCACCGGAGCCGTAGCACTCGACGATGATCCCGCGGAACCCTGACGGCTTGGTCCAGGTTCCCGACCCGGAGAACAGCTGCACGTTGGGGTCGCCGGGGGCAACGATCGTGTCGCCTGCATCTTGACCGGGCATGGTGTTTCCTCTCTCACAGCGCGAACCGTGGCGTGGACCACAGGCGTACAGGGGTGTTGATCAGGTGTGCCTTCGAGACGCCGTTGACCGCGCGGGTCACGGTGAAGGTCTGCGGTGAGGTGGCCGAGGTAATGTTCGTGACCGTCATCCGCTCACCGTTGACGTAGATGTCGAACGGGAACGCCGGCGCGAGGATCGTCCAGATCGACGAGCCGGTCTGCGACACCTGGAAGCTCGTGGCCCCGGCCGTGACCGCGGCCGTCAGCACCGACCCGGCCGCGTCGTACTTCCCGGCACCGAACACCGCGACCCGGTACAGATCGAACGGGGCACAGTTCGCGGTCCACATCCACGTGGTGTTCGTGATGATCTCGGTGTAGCCCAGGGCGAGCAGCTCGAGGTTGTCGGGGATGTCGGCGGCCGTGATGTTGTTGACCTGCAGCAGGTCGCCGAGGTCGGCCGCGAGCACCTGCGCCGTGAGCGCGTCGGCCGCCACCTGCCCGATCATCTGCGGGAGCGCCTCGAGGTTCACCGACACCGAAGGGAACCGGGCCGCGTCCAGCGTCCCCCAGTTCAGGAACCACACGGCGATGCCGGTGAGCTGAGCGTCAGTCTCGACGTTGACGTCCACCTGGTCTTCGTACTGCCCGATCCCCACCGGCGGGTCGATCGCGGCCAGCGGACCAGAGGACTTCACGACCTGGTACGAGCCGCCGTCGCGACGCGTGGCCGTGATGTTGTTCCGGGTGGTCTGGTCATCGTCGACAGGCTCGAACGGTGGCGCCACGACCTTGGCCGAGTAGTCGAGCACGAGCGCCGCGGTCTGGTTGTACAGCGACTGCCGGGTCCGGTACCGCAGGCTGTTCGCCGTGCGGGAGGTGGCGAGCATCCCGAAGTCGGTCGCCTCGGCGTCGCGGATCTGCGCCATCCGGGACTCGGCGAACTGCACACCCATATGCGTGGTCTTGTCGAGGTCGCCCACGAACACGATCGGCAGCGAGCCTGAGGCGGCCACCCGCTGGATACGGCGCCCGGCCGCCTCCCCCGCGTACCCGAGCGCGGCGCCGGCCACGGCGGCAGCGGTCGGGATCAGGGCAGCGTTCGCGTTCGCCCACGTGATCAGGTGCGCGAGGTTGATCGCGACCTGACCGGTGTTCGCGTGCACGTATTGGATGCGGAACACCGCGGCGCCGACCGTGGTCACGCCGGGCTGGGTCCCGGACTTGCGCAGGGTGCCGTCGATGTACACCGCGAAGTCGACGTTGCCGGCGTTGTTCGTGATCTGCAGGCGACCGATGTGCATGTCGGTGTCGTTGACCTCGGGCACCGCGAACGACGTGAACGCGATCGGCCCAGTCGCCGGGTCCGTGTACGACACCACCCCGAGACCGGAGTCCGCGATGTCGTTGAGGTCCAGAGTCCACACGCCGTCCGAGTAGTCGTACAGGCTCACCGTCAGGCCGCCCATGGCGTTGGACTGCCATACGAAGTCGAACGCGACGTTGCCGTCCGACGACGCCGTGTTCGCCCGCATGTAGCCGCCGGTGGTGCGCTCGAGCTCCATCCCCGAACCGATCCACGGCACACCCATGTCGACGCCGTACTTGAACACCGGCTTGGCCGAGAACGTCTCGGGGAAGAACGGGTAACCCTTGTTCGTGTTCGCGAGGTTGAGTTCGGACTGGGTGCCCTCCTGGCTCGACAGCGGGAAGTACGACAGGAGCGCCGTCTGGGTGGCGAGGACGTAGTCACGCAGGCCCGTCGAGACCGGCGAGGTTCCTTGCTGGTAGCGGCGCAGCACGTCCGACGCGACAAGCGGGATGTACTTGTCCTTGTGCGACGGGCCCCACCGCGGCGGCAGCGACGACAGCTCCCCCACGAACCGGACATCCACGTTCCCCCACCAGATCCGGGCCGCATCCGGGGCGCCGGCGAACCCCCACGGGTTGCCCTGAGCATCGGTGAAATCCGATAGCCCGATCGGGGTCGGGTCCAGCGGCAGCGAGGCGAAGTCGCACGAGGCGACCACGGTCCCGCCGATCCCGTTCCGCAGCTCGAACGCGTAGAACGTCGCCGCAGCCGACTCACCCCACGTGTACAGCGAGCTCACCGGGTTGCCGCCGACCCGCAGCGACCCAGCGCCATCAAGGATCGCCGTCGTACCGGCCGAGACGATCTGGGTACCGAGCTGCACCCAGCCGCCCGCGTTGCCCGCGGCAAGCGACGTCGCCGTGTAGAACGTGACCGTCGTACCGGCCGCCCCGTTGTCCACGTCCATCGTGACCCGGATCGCGCGGCGCCCCTTCGCGAGACCAGTCAGGAACACCGACGACTCAGCGAACCGGTACGACGCCACCGTGCCCAGCGCGAACCAGGTGAACCGCAGCTTGCCGCCCACGTTGAACAGGGTCCACGACCGGTTCGCGTCGAGGTCATCGAACTTGGAGCAGTAATCGAAGTTGCCCGTGAGCCAGCTCGAGTTGACCTCGGAGATCGGCGCGGCGAGCAGCTCGAGGTCCACCCGGATGTCGATGTCCCCGACGATCGACACAGCGGCCGAATCGTTGCTGAACACCCGGCCGGCCGACTGGTCGATACCGGACGTCACCATCCCGAACGCGCCCGTCCCCCGCGAGATCCGGACAGGCGTGTTCCGCTTCACCAGACCGAACAGCGGACTGGACGGGTTGCGCGGGGAGAACAAGCCGGTGGTGTTGTTGAGAGTGAAGTTCGCCGTACCGGGCGACGCCTTGGTGTCCTCCGACGACCGGCCCCGCGTAATCGTGATCGGGTCCCGGTCGTACCGGTAACCAGACACGTTCATCCAATCGCCGGACGGTTGCTGCAGCTCGAGGAGCAGGTTGTTCTTCATACGTCGAACACCACGTTGAGGCCGCCCTCGATCTTGATCTGGTGCTTCAGCATCTGCAGTTGCTGCCGCGCCCACAGCCCGTCAGCCCGGAACGTGACCGTGCCGCCGGACGCCGAGTTCGAGCCCCCAGTGACCCGCTCACCGGCCTTCAGCACGGCCAGCGTCTCCGAGCCCAGCGAACCCGGCACGATCCCGCCAGTGTGGAAGTACGGGATCGTGAAGCCCTTGCCGCCGATCTCCGGGACCCAGGACGGGACCGAGAACCCCTTGCCACCGATCGTGTTGTTCCACAGCCACTTGATGCCGTCGAACGCTGCCCGGAAGGGAGCGGTGATCGTGGCAGCGAGCCCCTTGAAGGCGGCGCCGATCTTCGGCCCGATGAACTTGAAGAACTCCCACACCTTCCCGCCCGCGGTGACCACCCAACCCATCGCGGTCTTGACCCCGGCGAAGGCGCCCTGCACGATCGCCCGGAACGTGGCCGACTTCTTGTACGCCAACACGAGCCCGGTCCCGAGCAGGAGCAGCGCCGTGATGATCAGCCCGATCGGGTTCATCCGCATCGCGAGGTTGAGTGCCTTCTGCGCGATTGCCATCCCGTTGGTAGCGATCGCCGAGCCGACCATGGCCACCTTCTGGATACCCAAGGCAACGGTCTGCCGGGCAGTACCGATCGCCGACCCGATCATCCCCTTAGAGATCCCCTTGATCGCCGGCAACAGCGCGCCCGTGAACCCGTCAGCCAGGGCAGCCACACCGCCCGCAAGGTCGGTCGACCCCTGCAGGATGTCGCCCTTCATGATCGCGCCCAGACCGGACATCGTGTCCGTCGTACCGCGGCCGACCGACTCCAGCGCATCGAACTTCGAGTAGGTGTTGTCCGACGCCTCGGCCGCCTTGTCGAACCCGTCCGCCGTCTCCTTGCCGACCTTGCGGGAGCTCGCCCCCACCTCGGTCGCCATCTTCGCCGACGAGTCACCCACCGACGCGAACGCCTTCTCCAGCTGCGAGGCGTCACCCGCCAGCGTCAGGGTTACCTGGTTCTTGCCTGCCATCTCACTCCACCTCCACACCGGCGGCGCGAGCCGCGTCCAGTAGTGCCGCCTCGAGCTTCACAGCAACCCCGGCGCGCTGCCGGAAGTACGCCGCGTAGATGTACCGGCCCTCCCGGATGAACGGCCGCTTGCCGCCCCGTGGGAGCTTCCCGCCGAAGTCGAGCCACGCGTAGTAGGGGACCTTGGCTGAGCCGCCGACGATCCGCGCTTCCTTCTGCGTCGACTTCATCTTGATCGAGCCGCGCGCCCGCCCCGACCGGGCCGGGATCTTCGCCTGCGCGTCCTTGACGATGTCCTCGCCCGCAGCGTTGAACGCGACCCGGAGCACCTTCGGCAGCTCGGCGTCGAGCTTCTTCAGATCACGCACGAACTCCTTGAGCCCGGCGATCCGGATCGCGTCCGCCATGTCACTCTCCCTGCTGTTGGCGCTGCATCTCCCGAGCCTGCGCTATCCGGGCGAAATACATCCCCCAGCGCACAAACTCCGGGTGCGACATTCGCGCCCGGAGTTCGCCCACCGTCATCGACAGTTTCAGCGCTAGGTAATGCTCGAATTCGATGTCATCTTCATTCTCAGCTAGGGCTAGCCACGCTGCTTTTGTCGGCGCCCTGCGTGAGTCCGGACAGATCCGTGATCGCGTCCGACACCTCGCCGATCGCGCCGCCGGCCTTGTCGACGCCCTGCCACTGCGCCACCTCGGCCGGAGTCATCCGCGGGGACACCAGCGCCACCGAGATCATCTGCGCCTCGTACTCGGCGACGTCGAGCTCACCCGAGGCACGCAGTCCCTTGAACCGCAGCACCTCGGCCCGGGTCAGGGCCCGGACCACCACGACACCGCCGTACGTCTTCACCTCGCGGGTTTCCTCGCCGGGCGACTGGTCTCCGGCTAGCAGTGCGTTCTTCAGATCCACATCGGTCATCGGTCTTGCCTCCTGTGTAGAGCGGCTACTGCACCGCGCTGTTGACGTCTCCGTCGATGTCGAGCTCCGCAGACCACGTGATCATGTCCGCGGTCGGGTTGGACTCGACGTACGACTTGAGCACACCAGAGAACACGTCCTGCGGCTTGCCCGCCCCCGTGCCCTCAACCTGCCGGGTGATCACCACCGTGGTCCCCAGCGCCGGCCGCAGCACCGCCCGCGGACCCGTACCGGCCGTCGTGTCGTAGAACCCGGCCATCGTGAACTTGCCGTCGAGCAGGCCGCCGTTGTACCGGTGCGAGTTGTTGCCGTACGTGGTGACGTCGTGGCTGTCGCCCGTCCGGTTCAACTCGGAGGTGTTCGCGTACGTCGAGATGTCGACCGCGCCGACCTTGATCACGGTCACTTTGCCGTGTTGCTTCGCCATATCAGGCTCCGTTTCCGATGATGTCCAGGGTGAATGCGTAGGTGAGGTAGTCGATCCCGCTCCATGTGATGACGTCTGGTGTGGCGCTCTGCACGCGCAGCGAGTCGAAGTTGACCGGGGCGAACGTCTCGAGCACCTGTTTGATCGACGAGGTGCCGGAGCCCTTCATGAACGGCGCGAGGTTGTTGCGTGCCGCCCGATCGACGACCTTCCCCACCGCGAGGATCACCGGCATGGTCCACCGGTCCGTGCCGCGCCCGTACGTCTCGTCGAAGTTGATCACCGGCAGGGACACCAGCGCGGTCGGAGGCTCGATCTTGTCCACCGGGTGCGCGTACACCCGCAGACCGGCGATCGTGTCGAGCCGGTCGGCTACCTCCTGCATGACCGCGGCGAGGTCCACGTGCTCAGCCCAGCGGGTAGAGCTTGTACGTCACCGTGGTGATGAACGAGTGGGTGATGGTGATGTTGCCCGAGGCATCCGCCTGCTTCGGCGACAGCGTGAATGTCTTGTTCGTCCCGTTCGTCACCGTCGCCGGGTAGGTCACGACCGGCGTACCGACCGGCGACGAGCCACCGTCCGAGATGGTGATCGCGTCCGGCGAAGCGCCGCCGTTCAGGATCTCGAGCAGGGCGCCGTTCACACCCAGCGCCGAGGCGGGGATCACGTCCGAAGAGGCGACAGCGTTGCCCGGGGACAGCGTGCCGAGCCGGCTAGGCACGGTCGCGGTGAGAGTGGCCATGAGAGATTCCTTTCCTACCCGACCGCGAGCCGGTACCGGGTGTACGGCCGTAGCGTGACCGCAACGTCGGGATCGACGCGGGCCAACAGGCGAACCTCGCTGCCGGCGTCCGGCGAACCCGCCACACCGAAGGGGGCATCCCGGCGCTTGAACAGCCGCGACGCCTGCAGCAGGGTCGCCTGCTTGATCGTCACCGGCACAGCCGACCACCCGAACCGGGCAGTCACGGTGAACTCGTTCTCCGTGCCCTTGATCAGGACGGTGTTCGCGAAGTCGATGACCAGCCTGGTCCAGACGCGGCCGCGCAGCGCAGCGTTGCCGGGCTGCTTCGAGTACAGCGTCACGGCGCCCTGAGCGTTCACCACGGTCAGCCCCGTCGCGTCCTGCAGATCGTCGATGGTGATGACCCACTTGCCGCGGGAGGTGTCCCACCAGGGCGTGTACAGCCGCGCCTCGGGGGCGGCGACCTGACCGAACTGCCGGTAGGTGACGTCGTCGACGGCGCGGGAGGCAGCAGTGATCGCGATAGCCAGCTGCGTGTCATCCACGACGTCGCCGGTGTCGATCCGCAGGAACGACTTCAGCTCGGCCGTGGTGACGTAGTCAGGTGCCCAGGGCATCGTCTGCTACCTCCCTTCGTGTGGTGGTTGGTTAGGGGAGCTGGAAGGCGCCCACGGTGCAGGCGGTCACGGCCGAGTAGGCCACGGTGATGTTCGCGCCGCCGTACCCGGTCTTGAGGGGAAAGATCCCGATCGCGCCGGCAGCGACCGACACCGGGGTGGCGCCGTTGATCGCGACCGTCTTCGCCGACGCGTCACCGTTGCGGAACACCAGAGCAGCCGGGGCAACATCCCAGCCGCCCATCTCGTTGGCAGTGACCTGCACGGTGTCGCCACCGCCGGAAGCGGCAGCCAGTGCACCGATGTCGAGGCCGAGAATTCCGACCTGCTGAAGTGTGATTGCGGCCATGACCTACTCCTGTTCTGGTGCCGGGCCGGACTCGGCCTCGGTGTCTTCGGTGGCACCGGGGACCGGATCAGTCTCGACAACCCAGCCCGCCTCGGTGAGGACGTGCCCGCCCATGCGGACCGGCTCGTCGGGGGCGGGCAGCACGACCATGGTTTCGCTCGAGCTGTTCTCGTTCGGAGCGTCCACGGGGGTTTCCTCCTGCACGACCGGGCCGGCCGAGTCAGCTTTCGACTCGACCGGCGCGGCGGATGACGGCTTGCGAGGCATCAGGTCAGCCGGATTCCCGACAGGCCCACCGGCCGGAGCAGGTGGGTACCGAAGTAGCCGAATAGCGCCAGCTCGATCAGCGCCGGGCCCGACTTCTCCTCGAACCGGAAGGTGAGCAGCGGCGACTCCCACACCCAGGCGTCCATCTGGTTGAGGATCATCACCTGCGAGTCACCCGCGGCGACACCGGAGATCGACCACGCCGGCTGGAACACCAGGTTGTCGATCAGGTAGCCGTCCTGCTGAGCCATACCGGCAGCGTTGTTCGGGCCACCGAAGGTCCACGGGAACATCGGGCGCCCGGTGGTGTCGACGGCGCCGGCGACGTACTGAACCGCCTGCTGACCCATCGCGGCCTTGGTCGGGAACGCGAACCGGTTGAACGGGTACCGCGCGAGCTCCTTGCGGATGCCGGCGATCGCGGCCGGCGGGGTGCCGGTCGACCCGACGTACGTCGACGCCTGCGCACCGGACGGCACGAAGCCGGCCGTGATGACGCCGCCCGCACCGTTGGCGCCGTTGAGCAGGGTGTAGACCTTGCCCTCGGTCTGCCGGGCGTAGGACTCGCGCATCGCGGCCAACGCGATCTGGTCGATCGCCGGGTTCGAGCTGTCGACGATCTCGCGGGTCAGGATCAGCTTGCCGTCGATCGCGCCCGGCGTGACCGTCTTGGTCCCGAACGCCAGGGTCCCGTCAGTCGGGTTGCTGCCCTCGACGTGATCCTGTGCGCCGCCCGTGATCGAGGTGAACACCGGCACCGTGAACGGGGTCGCGTTCGCGATGACACCCTGCGAGCACATGTTGACCAGGGGCCGGCCCTGCTGCAGCTGCGGCACGTACAGGTCCGGGCGGTACCCGGGCGGGATGATCTGCCCGGAGTTGCCCGTGGTGGACGTGGCGAACGCCTGCGTGGCGACCTGGTGCGCGGCGAGCTTCGCGACCTCCTCCGACTGCAGGCGGTACTTGCGGATGCGCTCGGTGGCGTCGTGGTCGCGCTCACGCGCCGAGTACCAGGCGTCGCGCACCAGCGAGTTACCGGTGCCGTTGAACATGTACACCGGCTCTTCGCGGGTGACCTGGAAGCGCGCGGCGCGGATCTCGCCGGGGCCCTGCTCCCCCTGCGGGTTCGGCAGCGCCTGCAGCGACGCCGTGAACGCGGCCGTCATCGAGTCGGTCATGGTCTTGGTCAAGCCCTCAGCGAGCTTGGTGTGGGAGTCGGCCAGCGTCTCGGCCATCTTGGTGGTGAACGCCTGGAAGTCGACGGCCGGCGCACCTGCCGCCGGCGGGGTGCCCGTTCCCTCGGGGGCTGTGGTGCTCATCTGGTTCTCCTCGGTCCGTACGGCGAAAGTTGCGTACTGCTTGGTGTTGAACACCACCCGCGATCCGGGGATAGCGGGAGTCTCGTTGGGGCTGATCAGCGCGAGGCCGGTGAAGTACCACCGAAGCCCGGGCTGGATGATCTCGGCGGACACGTCACCGTTGCCGGCGAGGAACGCCTGCTCGCCCTCTTCGGTGAGATCGACGATCGCCCACACGCCGATGTCGTCCTCGAGCGCGTCGACGATGGTCCCGACCGAGCCCGGCTCGTGGTCGATGTTCACGAACCCTTGCTGAGCGAGCTCACGATCCACGAGCACGTCGCCGCGCTGCAGGACGTGCCCGCCGGACTCGACGTGCCGCGGATCGATGGCGGCACCCCAGGGCATCGCCAGCACCAGGTGCCGGCGCCGCGCGGGATCGGTGGACGGGTTGAACTTCAAACCGGCCGGTACGACGGCAGAGGTAACGGTGGTGGTCATGCGACCTGCCCGCCCTTCGGTTGGTCCTCGAGGTTCGGGACCAGGCCGGTCGGCCCGGTCGTGGCGGCAGACTCGACGGCAGGCTCAGGGACCGCGTCCGGGATGTCCTCGAGCTCGGCGATCCGCTCATCGTCGTAGACACCGACCGTCCGGCCGAGCGCGTACGCCTGCAGCCGGGTCATGACGTCGGAGCGCAGGAAGCCGTCGAGCTTGATCCGGGCATAGGACCCGCGCGGGGTCACGTCCTTCATCGACAGCCGGTCCTGCACCGCGCTGATGTAGCCGCCGAGCGTGACGTTGAGGAAGTCACGCAGCCGGTCCTCACGGTTGTTGTAGGTCCGCGACGTCGTACTGACCCCCAGATCCTCCGGGTCAATCAGCATCGCGCGGGCAATCTCCAGCACCGCGTGCTGGCGGGCGTCGGCCAACTGCAGGTCACGCGGCGAGAACCCGATCCCCTGACCGAGCTTCACGCCCGGCGGGATCATGCCCCACGCGTTGTTGCGGCGGGCCGCGCCCCACTTGTGCAGGAACGACGCCACCGCGGTGTCTGGGTCGTCCTCGTCCTCGAACGGGTCCGCGCCGTCGACGGACTCGAAGTAGCCGATACCTACCGGCTCATCGGCGTAGCGGGCCGCGGTCGCGTCCAGCCGCAGGCACGTGCGGATCGCGCGGGCCGCGTGCACCAGCAACGGCGGGTTCGGCGAGTCAAACCGGATGATGTCCCGGTTGGGCACGAACGCGCCGTCAACGTACACGCCGTTCGGGTTCTCCGGGATCTGCAGGTCAGGCGTGACGACGTCGGCCGGGCCGCGCCACGGGAACGGCTGCGGGGACACCGACGTGACCGGCACGTGCCGGACCTCGGTCGGCCAGCCCAGGGAGTCCCGCGCCATGACTTGCCACCACGCGACACCCTCGAACAGAAGATCCTCGTACGTCAGCGCCCACGTGACCGAGGGCGGCATGTTCGGGTCCGGCTGCGAGAACAGCGGCCACGGCCGCTCGGAGCGGTCCGGCGCGTGCAGCTTCAGCGGCAGCGTCGCCAGCGTCGTACAGATCCGGTTGCGACCGGCCAGTACGGCGGGGACCTGCAGCGCCTCACGGCGGAACACCCGGGGCGAGATGTCGGCCATCTTCAGCAGACCGGAGATCTCCGGCGGGATGTCCAAGGTGTAGCGACGACTGGCTACCGGCTTGCGACGCCTCCCGAAGATGCCCACAAGGCGGAGGGTACGGCAAGATCTCCTGTTTCCCGGGCACCGAACAGAAGATCTTGCCGTCTCCGGCGTGTTGCGTTATGCCGCCGTGATGATCTGTGGTGTACGGCGCTTCGGGATCTGGCGGGCCAGATGGACCGCCCCGGCGAACGCGTACGCCGCATCGACGTGGCCGGCGTCGCGACGCACGAACCGCCACCCGTCACCCACGGTCTTCTTCGACGCGCCCAGAACGTGAGCGTTCACCAGCGGGTCATCCGGGTGCAGCACCCGCCCGGCCTTCACCTGCTCGGCCATCCCTTGGCACAAGATCCGCACCTCGCTGCCCACCAGCCGCCGGCCCCGCACCCTGCCCATGTCCGCCGGGTACGCCTTGGTCAGCTCGACGTCCAGCACGGCCGCCGGGCCATCCGGGAACCAGCCGATCACCCGCGGCCGGATCTTGCGGATCAGGTCATACATCGACGGGGCGCCCGGGCTGCTCGAGCGGGCCGCCTCAACCGACGTCCACGCAGCCACCACCTCGCCGCGGGTCCGGCCGTCCGCCGTCACCCCCGCCGCGATCAGCGTCACGTGCTCGAGATCCTCCGACACCTCCACGCACAGCGCCACCCTCGAGCGCAGACCGTCCAGATTGCCGTGCCGGTCCGCCGAGGTGTGCCACGAGTTCGAGTCGATCGCCGCCTTGAGCGTCGGCACCCCCTGACACAGATGCTCGGTCCGGAACGACGCCACCGGCAGCCGCGACTTGCTCAGCAAGGTCGCCTCGGTGATCGTGCCGTACCCCAGCGCCGGGTTCGCCTGAGCCCACTGCGAACGGTCCATCACGTCGCAGTCGTCCTCGGCCGACCACTCGAACATGCCGAGCGTGTCGTCACCCTCCCCAGTCTCGATGAACGCCGTCCCGAGATCCCGGAAGTGGTTCAGGACGATCGAGCCGTAGTCGCCGGCGTTCGACAGCCCCCACATCTGCGCGTTGAACCGGGCCGTCGTCGCCCCGTCCAGCGCGTCCCACGCCTCCCACCCGGTCAGCGCACCCGCCGCCCGGTGCTCCCGCAGCTCATCCGCAAGCCCCAGATCCACCGACAGCGACCGCCCGCCCGTCCGCGACGCCGACGCCGTCCGGTACACGTGCCCCCGGCGATGCCCGCCCGGCACCCGCAACGTCAGCGACGTGTTCACCGCGTTGCGCTTCACCTCCCGCACCCACCGATCTGCGGGGGGCAGGTAGTGCAGGAGCAGCCGATCGTCCTCAAGATCCTCAGAACCGCCCTCTACGGCCCGCTCATGTGCAAGCCGCAGGTCGCGCTCCTCGGCCAGATCGACCGTCGCCTGCCACGCGATCCGCGCGTACTCGAGGTTCGTCGACGTACCGACCACCGTCTGTGCGCCATCCTCGAGCATCCGCCACAGCGTCAGCACCTGCAGAACCGTGGTCTTCCCGTTCTGCCGGCCAACCAGCACAATCACGATCCGGAACCGGTACGAACCATCCGGGTTCAGCTCGAGAGCGTGGATCAACAGCCACTTTTGCCACGGAAACAGCGAGATCCCGAGCATCTCGGCGAACGCGATCGCCGCGTACCCGCGCGACGTCTTCGGGGTCAATCTGCGCCTCGGACGGGTCCACATCCGGGGCACGGTTTTGCCCACGAGGGCGCGGCGGGTGCGGGTGGCGGTCACCGGGCGCCCATGACGCTGTGTGGCCGAGAGAGAAAAGACA